TAAACCTCTTTCGTCAGTCATTGCTGCGATGTCGATAAGAGCTTGCTCTAAAGAAGTTTCGTTTAAATCAGCTGCAGTAGACAACTCATTTTTAAACGTTCCAGCTATGATAGGGTGGTCAGTAGCACAAAGCTCCTTACCATCTCCACCTGTGAAGCTAGAATCAAACGCATTGTTTAATACGTTTGCTGCTTTAACTTGTTTAGCATTTGCCATAGATCTAGCTAATGCTTTTGTATATCTAGACGCAAGTCTGTCATACAAATTATCTTCAATCGCTTCTTCAGTGATTGAGAACGCTAAAGCAAGCGTTTCGTGAGTGTATCTAGCAGTGAAAGATTCTTGTGCTGTATCGTAGTTAACGCCTTGTCCTTCAGGTTTAACTGAAGCATTAGCGAAACCAGATAACATCACTTCTTCTTCAAAAGCTCTGTCAGAATTTTCGATGTCGAAAATCTGAGTGTGCTCATCTGCATAGTTTTTATATTCCAGGCCGAATAGTGCATTCAATCCTGGCTCTAACTCTTTTACGAGTTGTGATCGTGATATTGCCATAATTATTTACTCCTATTTAGTAGCTATTATGCTAAGCCTGTTGTTAATTTAAACACATGTTCACCAGTATTGAATACAACGTATGCATTCGCATTTGCTGAACTTGTGTCACTATTATCCGGATCTGTTGATATACCGATTTGTTTGAAACCACCTGATGTAGCAACAGTTGATGTATCAATTTCTGAAGTTGATTGTCCAGTAGTAGTGTTTCCACCCACTCCGACAAAATCAAATCCTCCATGATTCATTGCTGCTGTTCCTGTACCATCATGTTGTGCTTCATACACGATATATGGATCCGCATACACTGAAGCTTTCAAATCAGAAGCATTTGTACTTGCTTTGTAGAAAGGCTTAAATGTAGGTTTACTTGTGTCTGGGTCAGTATAAAATACGCCACCGAAAACACCTAATTGTTGAGTGTCTCCAGCTGCCGCTGCTTCTATACCGCCTGCTGTAACAGCTTCAACCACTTGACCAGTATAAATTGCTGATCCGTAGTTTGCCGCTATAGCATATTCTTCCGTTCTGATTAATCCACCTGTAAGATGTCTTGTAGGTTTGAAACCGAACGCTGCGTCTTTGTTAGCCATAGTTTTATCTCCTTATGTACCTGCCCCAAAGGGCCTCCAGTACGATTTAATTTATCCGTTGGTAAGAATAGTTAAAAAATCAACTTTTCTTTGTACCACCGAAGGTTACACGAGTCTGTCGATCACTATTGATCGGCATACTTGGATGCTGTTCCTTCATTAAATCATTTTCTATCGCGTCGTTTCGATCTTGAGTTTGTTGTTTAAAATACTCTTCGCGCGACTCAACAATTTCGTTAGGTATCCTTGCCAGCAAAAGGCCGCCAACTCCGATCACCCCCTTGTATTTTCCGTCATTGATAGTTGGATAATCAACATCTGAAAATTCATCAGCTCTCACTAATTCAAATCCAGATCTTAACTTAGCTGACATATTTGATGAATCATCAAAACCCATCGATTCAGCTCTTATCCACCTATGTTTAAATCCATCCGGTGCAGGTGGTGCATCTAAAGATGATGGTGGAGTCCAAACTTTTTTCTGTTCTTCAACTTTTGTTTGGCTCGCACGGGAGTCTATTTTTTTATTTGTCATATGCTTATCTCTCCTTCGTGATATTTAATTGTTTCGCATAAAGTTCTAGTGGCACACCTAATTTTTTAGCTATTGTTACTTGAGACGGCGTGAGCCTCACTGTTTTATTACCGCGACTATTATTTACTTTTCGCGTAGCAGAAGCTACAGTTTGAGTAGGTTTAGTCGGTTCCCTAGTTTCAGTTTTATCAAATTTATGCGGAAAGTCAAGTCTCATCCTACGATCTACTTCTTTATAGTATTCATCTGTTTTAGGATCAAACCCTTCTTCTTCGGTTAGTTTTTTATGTAAATCAAACGCAGAATAAGTCATAGCTGAATCTGTTCCAAACCATGGATTGCTTTCAGCCCATTCTTCAGCTTTAGGATCTGGTTTATTTGTAGATGGTGCTATTGCTTGCTCTAATGTTTGAGAAGGCTTAACTTCTTGTGTTTTAATCGCTTCAGCCTGTTCTTTCATTCCAGCAACTCTAACTTCTTCAACACCTAATCTTGCTATTTCTTTTTGTGCTTCAACTTCAGCAGCTATGTCATTATTTTCTCTAGCAGCAATTAATTTTGCTTGGGCTGCTTGTAGACCTGAAATAACTTTACCTGCCATTGCATCAACATAACTTGGTTCTAGTCTGTTTACTTTTGATTTAATGTTTACGTTTTCGTTTTGCACACCTCTAGCAAATTCTAGAGCAGCTTCTTTTTGTCTTTCAGCTTCTCTCCATTTTTTAGTTAGTTTTGCAATTCTTTTTTTAACGCCCTCACTATAATCTTCTAATTCTTCTTTTTTCTTGTCTTCTGTTTCTTTTATCTCTTCTGTTTTTGTTTCTTGTTTTTCTTCGACAACTTGAATATCCAACTGCTCATCAGGTTTCTCAGATGTGTCATTGGACTTAGTATTGTTTTCAACATTTGTATCTTCTTTCTCTTCTAAATTAACTTCAACCTCTGGACCAGACGTATCAATGTCGACCATGGGTTCAGTTTTTTTGTTTTCTTCTTCTGGCATAGTTTACTCCTTCTATGTTTTAATATTGATGAAATATATCTTCAGGGTTTTCAATGGTTGCTAAAACTTCATCATCATTTAGCAGTCTAACTTCCCCACCATCTATCTGTATTCTTGATCCAGCGTATCTTGCAAAGATTATCCAATCACCTTTTTTACACCATGGGCCTTCAGGATATCTTTCTTTATCATAACAATGTGCACCCATTTTTAAAACCATTCCACAATTAGATCCAACTTGTTGTCTCTCTAATGTTTCTTGTCCTAAATATAATCCACCTTTAGTTTTTTCCTTCATTTTAAAAGGCAAAACTAAAAGTCTCCAACCAGTTGGTTCTGGTAATTTAGATGCTTCTTTTTTTGATAAATCTACTTCTGGTTTTTTTTCAGCTTCTATTTTATCTAATAAAGCTGGTTTATGTTTTAGGACCTCTTTTGAGGTCAATAACGGTTCCTTTTTCATCTTTTTGCTCCTTATTATCTAGCAGGTTAGAGATTTCCTGTAACAGTATTTGATACGTGTTAGCTTGTCCCAACATATATCTATATTTTTCCATGTTGTCAACACCACCACTAATTAAAACGTCACCAATTTTTTGTAAGTTTTCTCTCATTAGTTTTTGTATTTTTGAAATTATTACAAATCCATCTTCCATTATAACTGTGTTCCTTTCTCTGGTTCAAATTCATCTAACACATCTAATTTTTCTTTTGCGTTAGCAATTTTTTCTACTTGTTTATTTACTTCTTCTAAATGTTGAGGATGTTCACCTATTCCTACTGAATTTTCTAAATAGATGTTTGCAATTACATCTGCCTCTGCAATTTCTGCTTCATATTTTGACCGTAAGGCCTCTAGTATAGCTCTTCTCATTTAACATTTCCATCTTCTCCGTGCTTGTCTTATTCGTGAGTTTGGATCGTTACGAGTTTTTGCTGATGACCTTTTTAATTGTCCTAGTGATCTAGCGCAGTATGATTTTCTACGATTAGCAGCTTTTGATCCTGGCTTCACTTTTCCAGTCACGGCTGTTTTTAGTTTTGAACCGGGATTTTCTCTTCTGTATCGGGCGACCCCAGCTCTAGTCATCCCTGCTCCAGACTTAGTAGGTCTGAAATATTTTTTAGTTCTTGGAGGGTTTGTTCCTTTTGAATAAAATTCTCTTCGCATTATATCATTCCTTTATAATATTTTGCATAAGATGGATTGTTTAATCTAACTCCACCGTATTCTGTATTAATTGCTGATCCAATGTATCCACCGTCCATTGCTTTTTTTCTTTTTGTAAATGTTGAAACATTTGTCGGTTTGCCACCAGGATTTCCAGCAGCTCTTTTCCTCGCAACTGCAGAACGTTTTTGTCCTTCTGACATTCTTCTTGCTTTTGCAATTGGGACACATTTTGGATATGCACGTTTGCTTCCTTTTGATCTTCCACAAGGTTGGTATTTTCCGTCTTTTTTAGGAGCACCAATATCTACCCATCTTTCTTTTACCCAGGCTCGTAATCCTTTTTTTGCCATTACACACAGACCATTCTCTTTTTTCTTGCTAAACCAGCCATGAGTCCACCATCAGCAGCTTTTTTTCTTCCACCTGGTTTTATTTTTCCAGAACAAACTCCTGATGCGTACATGTTTGCATAAGCTGAAGGATAAACCTTAAACTTTCTTTTTGCTGCAGCTTTACCTTTTGGACAAAGTTTTGCCATTACGTTCTCGCTGTTTGTGCTGCTCTTTTAAAATTTGCTGCAGTAGGCGCACCTTTAGATCCAGGTTTTCTCATAGTTTCACCTGAACCTGCTTTAATTCTATCTTTTTTAGCTTTAATGTTTGCATAAAGGCCTGGTCCACCGCCAGCTCTTTTAACTCTACCATTGTATAATTTACTCATTATACTTTTCCGCCTTTTCTTTTCATAGCTCTTCCGCCACCTGCGTAAGCTATACCACCACCCATAAAAGGTGATTTTTTATCTTTAGCCATACCACCTACATTTTTATTTGCTCTTAATTTTGCAAAATCTTTTTCATTAATTTTACCAAAAGGTTTTGCAACATCTATTTTTTTTTGATTACCTTTTAACATTATTTTTTTCCTCCTCTAAATATTTGTGTTCCCTTTATACCAAAAATACTCGCGCAGACAAGTATCCATAAATTTGTAAACCAGGTCGGCAGCGCCTGGAAATGCTCAAAGAAAATTTTTATCTTCTCCATAGCTGCCGGATCGTCCGACCAGACCCCCCATGCGAGCACCAAAATTGGGAGCGTGAGAATCGCGAGGACCACCTCGTCCTTATAATCTGCTTGACGTGCTTCTAATAACTTTCCTTGGTATTCTGTTTCGCCTCGAGCCATCTTAGTGGCTGCCATATGCTGTGCATCGGCCATAGCCATCTTAGTCTCTTGTTTTTTCTTGTATATGTGCGTTCCTGCGTTTAACGCTAATTTAATTGCTGATAACCACATTTTAATTACCTCTTTCCTCTTTTAAAGCACTTTGAAGCAAAGTTTTTTCGATAGAAGTCTCTGCACGTAAGTTTGCAAGCTCTTCATTCTGTTGTAACTTCTCATCTTGGTTTTGATCATTCATCATTGCTCTCATTTTGTCAAGATTTAGTCTTTCTTGACCTTCTTTTTCTTTTCTCTCGTTTTCTTGAGCTTGTAAATCTAATTCTCTTGCTCTTAATTGTGCAATTGGGTCATTTCCGTAATTACCATTGATTTTTTTCTCTTCATTCATGAAATCTTCAGTCATTTCAGCAATTAAAATTGCTTTTCTTGACTCAATTTTTTGTTGTAGCATCTGAATGTCGTTTTGAAGGTTAGGATTTTGCATCATCGCTTGTGGATTCTGCATCATTTGCATCATTTGTTGTAATTTTCCTAATTCTTCTCTAAATTCTAACTCAATTTGCTCTTGTGCCATCAAAGAAATGTGTTCTAGACAGTTTTTATGAAGTGCTGCACCTATCATAGGTGCATTTTTTACTAAACTAGTCGCCATAAAGTTTAAATGAGCTGTCATATGTGCTCTATGGTCTTGTCCAGGAAACGCTTGAAATGGTTTTCCGGCTAATGCATCAATATGTTCTAACGATGGATCTTTTGGCATTGGTTGTTCTGGTTTTTTTAAAAGTAAATCTACATCTTTTGCACCTAATGCTTCATACATATTTCTAAATACTTCATATTGATTATGTATTTGTGGATTAGCCGCTGCTAATTGCATTTGAGTTTGTGCTAAAGATATTCTTTGTGCTTGAGAAAATATATTTGGATCTGCAACAGGTAAAATATCTATTCTATCATCAAAATCTGTTTGTTTAATTTGTCTTTGTCCACCAATAACATCATATGGATATATAGGTGGTAAATATAATTTACATACTCTAGCCATTAACGTAAATTCTTGTTTCATTGCAGAATACAATCTTTTGTGAACTGCAGACATAACACGAGAACCTCTTTCTAACATTGCAACAGTTGTACCAACTGCTGCTTGTTGGTTTCCATCTCCAACTTGTAAATCTGCTATCGCTGCAAATCTTTGACCTGCTTGAACAACATTACCTAATAAATTAAATAATGTAGCTGATGGTTCTTTAAATGGTAAAGGCATGAATGCATCTCTAATACTTCCACCAGGTGCATCTACATCTTTAAACTCTCCGGGTTGAATTGGTTGTGCTTCATCTTTAACTCTAATACCACGCATTTTAAATCCTGCTGGCATGTTTGATAAAGTTCCTGCATCTAACAATGATCTTAATGCCATTGTTGCAGTTCTACTTAATCCACCAATCATGTGGATTAATCCAAAACCATAAAAACCTAAACCAGGTAAAAATTTAAAATGAACAAAATATTGTATTTTATTTTTCATCTTATCACCAACTTCATAGTTTCTTCTAATTGATAAAACTTCTTTTGATGCTTCTTCAATAGTTACAATGTATGGTAATTTAATTCCTGTAGGTTCTTGTTCAGGACTCATGTCTTCAAAACCCTGTAAGTCTATATCAACATGACATTCTAAAAGTGTAAATATTTTTTGATCTCTACCTTTTGTTCTACCCTCTAACTCTCGTTCTTTTTTTTGAGTTTCACTTTCTTGATCTTGACCTGGAGTCAATTCTATATCTCTATAAAAACCTGCAACTTGTTGTTTACGTAAATCATTCTCTGACATTTTAACAACATGAATAATTGATTCCGCATCTTCTAATGAGGTAGCAGTATACGGAACAATTAAATCATCTGCGGGTACAAATTTTGAAACGGTTCTTTGATGTATGTCATCATAGTAAACTTTTTTAAAAGCAGAACCTGATAGTGGTAAATAAAATAACATCTGATCAAAATCAGCTTCATACTCTTTCATCTCAGACATTATTAAATAATTTAAATAATCTTTAACACGTAGTGCTTGTTGTTCTTTTTCTGGTGTAGGCATTCCAACCATTTCAGTTCTAACAGGACCACCTGCTGGTAATAATTCTTTGTAAGCTTGCGCTTGAAACTGTGTAACAGCTTCAGCTAATACTGGGTGAGTTGCACCTGATGCACCTTTGAATGGTTCTGTGCTTTGTTCATATTTAAATCCTAAAAGATCTAAACCTTCTCTGTATGCTGACTCCCAATCTTTTCTTGAACTTTTGTAATCACTATAGTTGTCAAATAACTCATGACCTAGTGGACCTAGAATAGAGTCATCTAATAAATCTGCTAAATTTGCAAAATGGCTTTCGTCTTCACCTGGGTTTACTAAACCTGGTTGAAAGTTTACGTCTACTGATCCATCTGGATTTTCTTGAACATCAACAGGATTAACAGGTTGTTTTTCTGCCTGCTCTTCTGCTATATCTACTTCTACTTCCTCTGGACTAGGTACTTTGATAGTTTGTTCTACGTTGGGTAGAACTTTGTCTATTTCTGCCATTTGTTTTCTCCTGATTTACTGTCTTAACAGTATTATATTTAATATTCAACCCTTGTGGTGTTGGTCCTCTTCTTGGTGGTGGGCCTGATTTTTTGCCTATCATAGTTTTAAACTTACAATTCCACCCCTATTAAATCTTGGTAAAAGTGTTTTAGTTACATAATCTGTTATTATTTTTTTATCTTGTGAGTCTCCAATAACATTAGATATAATATCTAGATAATCACCTGCAAGTTTTAATTTAGTGTCTTGTGGCTCATCACCAGCTGCACCAGAAACAAAACCTGCTCCCTCTCCTGCTCCAGTGTATAAAGATACTTTTCCTGTATCAGTATTAAATAATGCACCATGTAATCCACCTAATCTCATTCTAGGTAGATCTACTGAGTTAGGGCTGTCCTCAATAAATTTTTTTGCGTCAAACTCAGACTCAGCAATAATATCCATAATTTTATTATTAGCAGCTTCTATAGTAGCAAAATCTTTTTCATTTTTAACAGCGCCTTTGCCTTCATACTTATCAACTAAAGGACTCAATATTTTGTATTGTTTTTTAAGTTCACTAATTTTATCTCTATACAATGTATTTACATCTTTACTTTGAAAGACTAAATTATTTTTATCAAATAATTTATCCTTGTTTCTGTAAATCCAGTCAAACTGTCTTTTATCTTGAAGTGTGTTATCTTTACCAAATTTTTTAGTAAAAAATTCTACAGGAAAAGGATGACCTCCTTCTATTTGTGTTAAATCATATTTATCATAAACCGATTTTACTTCTGTAGGTAACTTTTTAGGTTTTCTTAAATCTTTAAATTTTTGATAAAAACTTCCTCCCACCTCAGATAAAAAATTAGTTCTAGCTTTGGTTGCAACATCTAATTCTGGAGCTGCTTGTATACGTTCTTTAGTTGGTTGATATGCGTTTAAAAAATCATTTAACTTAACAACTTTATATAATCCTTGTTGTTTAACTGAAGGAACGTTTTTTCTTTTTATAAAATCTTCTATTCCTGAATTTGTTTTAATTCCTAAAAGATTGGCAATTTCTCTAGTACTATAATAACCATCAAAGTTTACGTCTTTATCTTTTAAAGTTTGTAGTCTATTTTGAAAAAAATTTTCATTTTCTTTTTTTCTTAATTCATACAAACCACTTTTAGGTACATCTAATTCAAGGTCTCTTGCTAAAATAGTTCTGTCATCTCTTTTAGTTCTATCCATTTCTTTTTGTTTTAATCTGTCGACAGCTTCCTTAACAGCTTCCTTCATTACGATACGTTCAAGTTGTTTATTTATAAATTCAGGATCATTTGGGTCCATATCTGGAGGTATAAGATTGGGATCTTTTTTATCTTTTTCTATTTTCTCTATTCTTTCCACAATCTCTTCTTTAGATTCATCTTCAGGTTTACTAAAAAATATATCTTTTAATCTTTTAGCACCTGCACCAATAGCTAATGGAGGTATTATTGCTCCAGGAAGATCTAAAGGTTTGAAACTCTCAGTGTCTGTAGGATCTTTTGTAGGAAATAAAGGATTTAAAGTTTGAACAGCTAATCCATCTCGTGCTAAAACCCTGCCACCTGTTGCAGCGTTAAATGGTCTATCTAAATTTATTCTTCTTAAATACTCTTCGTAAGTTT